TCTTTTTGAACCATTTTGGACAAGCGTTCCAACCTCCTTCGCACGAAGGGGAGGACATCTTGGATCTACATCGACAGCAGCAGCTTTCGTAGGTGGCAACGTGGGTGGCGTTGGCGCTGGTGGTGTTGGCGTACTGGGAGGATTCGGCAGAACGGGATCAGGATCCATTACTAACTTGTCCGGCCTGTAATCCATTGGATCGAAGGCAGGCATGTCGATGATCGGCACGCCGATGTTCACCGTGACAGGCGGTGCTTTTGGAACGGACATTGCAGGGATCCCGTCCCAAACCCGAACGTCACTGATCCCAATAGTGCGAATCTCAGGCACTAGAACGGAATCGCAGGTCCAGTGGTGCTAGGCATCAGCTCTTTGACCTGGCTGGGCATTGCCTCAGTCACTGAGTCGCTGAGCGTTTCGTGCATCTTTTCGATCATCAGCGCCTGAATCCTGTCCAAGTTTTCTTCTACAAGCGCCGGACCACGCACCACAGCCAAGATAACGACTGCAGTGTTGGCAGCAGCAAGGATGAAACCAGCAGCGCCAAGGACGTTCAGATACTTCTGCATAATTGTCTCCAAGAAAAAACCTCCCGGCTTGGTGTGAGGATGAGATCCCACCGGGAGGCTGCGGGTGTGTTCAGGTCCGCTCTAGCAGATTAATCAGAACTTGACTTTGCCGCCAAGCTTCAGGCCATAACCTGCATCAATGTCCTTGTACTTGGCATAGGAGACCTCGCCGTAGACATCGATCTTGTCTGCAACAGGAGCAGAAACACCAGTCTTGGCAGAGAAGCCAACTTCAGTTTCACCGCCCGACGGATTTACCCATGAGGGTCCACCCTGCACGTAAAAACCGCTTTTCTCCCAACCGATGTGACCATCCATGACTGAACCGCCCCAGGTATTGCTGGACCATGAGGAGTTGAACTCAGGATTCAAATAGAAACCGTCAGCCTTTGCTGCAGAGAGGGGAGCCAAGGCAAGAGCGCCAGCGGCTGCACCAAAAACAATCTTTTTGATCATTGGTGGACGTGGGGTACGTTTTTTCCGTGACCACCGTACTTGCTTTCTGCATTTTCGGTAGTCGTGAGGTGTCCATTTTCTGTCACGTCCACTGATGTACTTGGCAAATACTTGTGGTGCGACAAAGCAGCAGAACCAAAAGCAAGCCCCACACCCAGCAGCGTTGCTGCAGCCAATCTGATCATCGGTTCTGATATTTAATAGCGAGGCCAGTGTAGACACCGTGCATTTCATGGTCAGGATTATCCCGGCCATCAAGCACATAGAGCTGATCTAGCCAAAGCACTCGATTGGCCATCGCTTCTACGTCCTGCGCCCCAGGCTTGCAGGGGATCATTGGGTCAGGTCGAGTCATCAGGACCAAGGCATTCCGCTGGCTTTAGTCGGAGTCTTTTGCTCATCAAGCTGCTTTTGAAGTGCTGCTTCAATTTCAGCAACCTTGTCAGCACCACCGATTGCTTCCTTGACCCAGCCGATAACAGTGTCTTTGGTCAGGTCTGCATAAGCGATCAGTTTTTCTGGACGCTCAAAGCCAACGCTGCCATAAGCACCAGCGCTGTAAGTGCCGTCTTTTGAGTTGACGGTGTAGTGAGCCGTGTACACAAATCCGTCCTTGGTTTCTCTGTCGAGCTGTGCAATATCCCAGGTGGTGGTAGTGGCCATGAGTCAAACAATGTTGTGGATAGTGTAAACGTGAAAGCCCCGCTTGAGAATGGGGCGGATTGCCGTCAGCAGGCCATCAATACACAAGGCACGCAATAACTGCCATCAGAATAAGTTTCTGAAACTGTAGTGCTAGTCACCTTGGCAATCGTCTTGGAACGCACGATGTCATCATCTTGAGGCTTGGCCGTTCCATCACCAGCAGACATCAACAAATCACCGCGGGCAACGGTTGTGCCTTGTGCAATGCGAATAACAAAGTCACCCGTCATCGCGCAGTAGAAATCGTTGGTATAGGTGTCATCATCATCGTCCCAGGCTTGGAATACACCAGAGACGTTTTTATCGCCTTCGGTATCGCTTACTTTCATGCGGTTGAGCTGTTCGTTATCTTCTTTCCCAGCTGAAACAGCAGGTGTCTTTACGTCTCCAACGCTGGCACCATCAGGGAGTTCATCCTTGTCGGTGTAAAGCACTGCATCTTGAGCGGGATAAGCCCATTCGCACATCTCATCAAGGTTGCTCAATACAGAACCACGCAAGATTTCTGTACGCTCTACGCCACCGGGAAGCTGTGACCAACGTGAAAGGTGCGCACCGTTATAGCTGACGGTGCTACCAGAAACAGAAACTGAACCTTCAACATTATTGGCCTGCCTAAACCTAATTAAATCGCCATCATTAGATTCGCGATTTAAATTCATACACTCAGAGCCAGAACGGGTTATGTTTGTTTCACCGTTAGATCGGATAACTACACCTGCCGTTGTAAAGGAATCTGTAGTCTTCCCAATTAAAAGCGTCCCCGCCGCTGTGATGGAGCCGTCATCCTTTAATTGCGTGAGAACTGCTCCGGCATTATTGGTTGTTACGTTGGGACCAATTCTTACCTCACCATTGCCCCTAACACCGAATTTACTACCACTTCCGTCTGTTGAAGTTACTAGAAATTTGAACTCATTAGACGTTGCATTACTTTGAATTGCGCCATCCGCTGTGATGCTGCCTTTGAAACTACTACTGCCGTCCTTTAATATTTGAGCAGTAACATTAGTTGAGGCGAGTCCACCGCTGTAAATTTCAAAAATGGCTGCAGTGCCTGCAAGTGAGTCGGCAGGTCTGATAACGGTATTAGCTCCAGAATTAATACGAGTGCCACCAGTACTGGATGCAATATCTCCTATATTTAATGTACCCGCAGCTGTGATGGAGCCGTCCGCATTCAGCGCAATATCTGCACTTGAGGCAGTCGTACCACCGATAAATAAATTGCCCGAGCTGTCGATTCGCATTGACTCGGCAGTTGCATTACTAGTATCCCTAGTAAAAATTAATGGTCGAAATGTTGAGGAGACATTATTACCTGAAGCAATTGTTGGGTTGCTACCAGTTAATCCGATGTGAACAGCTGGTGCGTAGCCTGTATTTGCTAGAGCCCCGGAGGCAGAAATTGATCCGTTTACATCGAGCTTGTTTGAAGGCGACGATGTTCCAATCCCAACATTGCCCGAGCTGTCGATTGTTAGGTCAGGATCATCGTTTTCACGCTTAAAAATTACTTTAGAGCCAGAACTTGTATTTTCCGTGCCTATAAAATAATCATTACTGTCATTTCTGAACTGGATTAACGCTTTAGATCCAGTAGTATTGCTTTTATTTTCAATTAAAATTCCTCTAGAACCATTACCGTAGTCTCCACTACTACCACTACTTTGAAAAGTAGCATCATTGTCAGTGAAGGCTACTTCTAGATACTGAAACATAGATGAATTTCCAATCCCAACCCTGCCCGAGCTGTCGATTCGCATGCGCTCGGAACCATTGTTTTCAAAAGCAATGTTGCCCGCTTCGGAGTTTGATACATACAAAGTGTTGCCACCTTGTTGAATACTTGACCCATTAGCGCCTGCTCCTGTGGTCGTATTGGTCAGCCTGAGTTCGGCTGTTGTGTTGCTGCCGTGTATATGCAGATTTGTGCCAGCGTTGTTATGGGGGCCGGACGTTCCAATGCCTACATTGCCCGAGCTGTCGATAGTTAAATCACCATCCGTAGGGGTGCTTGTACCTGCACCAATCAGTAATTTTCGATCGTTGTGATCGTATGTAATTACGCCATCGACAGCAGTATTGTCGGCAAACAAAATGCGCGACTGAGAAACGCCGTTGTGTGTAAGTAGTTTGAATTCAACATCACCAGATGCACCTTTTACGACAAGGTTGGAGTCAGCCGACGTCGTTCCAATGCCAACTCGACCTGAGCTGTCGATTCGCATACGCTCACTATCGTCAACACGAAAACGGATTGTTGTTGAGTTTGCTGCATCGTTAGGGTCAGCATGAAATAATAAATTACCTACATTATCGCCCTCAATCTCTCCATATGCAGTGCTGGAATTACCGGCCAGTCTCAATACAGAATTAACACTAGACCCCGCGACGTGTAATTGTGTTGCAGGACTCGCCGTTCCAATGCCAACATTTGCAGGAATGCCTTGGAACAGGCTTTCAACAGTGATCTTTTTATTTTTATCAGCCGCAGCGGTTTCACTGACATCAACAATCGTCAATAAGTCGCCAGTAGCCTGACTGCCTGCAGCCAATGCAGTCAGTTCAGTGATTTTGCGGTCAGCCATGGTGCTTAAGTCTTGATTACGTACATCATGGCTACGTTACGTGGTCGTGTCTCTGTACCCCCCGATGCGCTGATGGTATGGCTGTGGCTTGCATCCATGTCAACTCTTCGACCATTAAAAGCGTCACCAGACTCTCTTGAGTTAACGTTGCCACCGTCTGAAAAGACCCCAGTTGTTCCCAGGGAAAACGCATTGCCTGGTAGAAAAGAACCCGTCAAAGTCTTGGTACTTGTGTCCGTACTGTGATCATGCGATTTGTTCTGATCTCCTTGAGCACTGGCAAAATTGCGGCCACTATCTACGCCACGACTATCGTCCCAGCCGCGAACAAACTCACCGCGTAAATCTGGAAGGTTAAATGTGCTGCTGCCATTGCCTGCACCCCACGTCGTTCCAATAACCGCAAAAAGGGCAGATTCATCGGTCCTGCTGACTGCAGCGCCATCGCACTTCAAATAACCACTCGGAGCAGTGGTAGTCGCCATTAAGTGAACCGATCCGGTCGGCACAGATTGTGGCAAAGCAGCAAAACTCAGGTTGCCGCTGCCATCTGACTGCAACACATCATTTGCATTGCCGTCACTGCTAGGCAGAGTCAGCGTGATGTCGCTGGCAACGTTTGACGGGGCCTGGATTGCAACAAAGTTGCTATTACTAGTGTCGCGCAGCCTTAATGCTTTGCGATCCCGAATCGTGATGCCGTCGCTGTCAACATGAGCACGTCGCGTTCCACCAGTGACAACGCTGAAATCGTCTGCACTGTTTCTGAAGAAGCCAGTGTTGGTATCCCCGGTAAAACTAACCGGCAAACTGCTGACCGTTCCAGCAGGCACGGTGACGTTGCCCGTAAAGGCTGGGCTGGCAACCTTTGCCAATCCAAGGTTGGTCTCGTTTAGAGAGCCAATGGTGATAAACGATGTATTGGTGCCGTTTCTGATCTTCAGCTCATCATTCGTTTCATCTGCCCAGATCATCCGGGCAACAGAATTATCCGCACTAGGCTCAGACGAACTCGCGTTCAGGCTGTAAATCGCAGCCATGTTGGAATTAATATCCGACCGGACGCTCGCTCCAGTGTCATTCTGGATCGGAGTGGATTTTGTCTCGTTTACAAAGGACATCAACCAATCCCGTAGCCAGTAGCAGTCCAGTTCACCGCTTTGGCGATCCGGGTGTTACTGGAATTGTAGACGGACACATCAAATCCGGTAGCCGTCGAGTTGCTGATGACGTAGTAATCACCTGTTGCGTTGGTCGTGAAGACGATGCCCACAGAAGGCGTTACATAAAACTTGTTGCCGGTGCCGTAGGTCACCGAGACATCTGCGCTGGTGCTGGTCGTCACCGATCCAGTGACTGACCGCCTTGGCATTGCAGCTTCAACACGAAGCTGGTCAACAGCAATTTGCTCCTGCGGACCGCCAGTGCTGAACTCTGCCTTGACTTGATAGCCGCGAGCCTTGAACTGTGCATTGTTGAATCGACGCCAGCTTGTAAACGTTGGGGAACCTGCTGGGTCGTCCTGCGTGGTGCGTATATACAACTCAACGTCACAGGTGTTTGGTGCGGCACCATCAAAGTCAGTGATTTCGTCGAAATCAGGCTCGTCGTCAATCTTTTCCCCATACGGGAAGAAACTACGAGACCGCAACGTGCTATCCAGCCTGAGGCTAAACACATCGCTCAACGTGAATGTGTTGCCGCCGTTCAAGACATACGTTCCAGACTGATGCAGCGCGTTTTCTCCTTGCAGTTGATAGGCATTGCCATCCTCAAGTAATAAACCATTGCCATCTTCAAGGTCAAAATCTCCAATAGCGGCAAGCTCGCTGCCTGTTTCTCCTAACTCCAGCTCATTATTTGCAGTGTCAACAACCAGATTGGTTTTGGTACCTGTAAATGACGGATCTTCTACGGACCCCAACGCACCAACGACTTCAACGCTTTCAAGATCAGGTTTTGTAAATTCAATCAACGCAGCGTTCAAGCTTTCGCGGCCACCAGAGTCAACAAACTTGGCGCTGTACGTTCCAGCCTTAAGGTCGGCATACGCTTCAGTTGCAGAACCTGCAATCTGCTGAGAAATGCTGGTTGAGTTTGGCCAGGTAACGCCGCTTAAATCAGGCGAATGACGCAACCGCACATAACCGCCAACACGAACATCTAAATCAGTGGCTTGTGTCCAGGTCAAACGTGCTTGGCCGTTGACCGGAATCATGCTGAAGTTCGCCACATCAGCTGGAGCGGCGGTTTTGCCCTGCAACTGAAAATCTGCAGCTGTAATTTGGCTACCTTTGCCTAAAGAATTTTTAGCTTGAATTTGGACATACAAGCGGCCAGCACGCAGGTTCCGCAACGTGACTGATGGAGAAGACGTGTCAACGGCCTGCCAGTTGTCATTATCGATCCGGTACTGAACGCGGAACTGACTGACATTGACGCGATCATGGTTCCAGCTGACCGACGCACCAACAAAAACACCGCTGGCTTCCTCGTATAGGAACTCTTCAGTGCTGACACTATCGACTGAATTGGGGATTGACGATAGATCGCTAATGTCGCGATTGGTCAGCTCAACATCAGACTCAACTGCGTCATAAATACTGCCGTTATATGCAACAGCGCTAACGCCATAGATTCCTTCCTCTGCCTCAGCAACAGATACAACACGGAACTGCTGAGATTGAGCTTCGTCGTTTTGGAACAGAAACACAGTTCCAGCAACAGGTGCTTCGCTGAACGCACTGGCAACGTCAATCTCTGCTGTCCCATCAGTAAGCACCGTGATGCCGCCAACCGGTACATCCTTCTGCTCAACCAAGCCAGTGGGCAACAAGACTGACAGCTTCGGATTGTTTGCAGCAGCCAGTGAAGTGGTCAGATCGCTGCTGCTGTCTGTTGTGATCTGCGTTGTGGTTGCAGACTTAACCCGGCCTGAACGACGCGCTCCGGCACGGACAGGATCAGCAATGTCAACGACCATGCCAGGTCGCAGGATAATGCCGCTTTCAATCGCAACGCTGAACTGAATCGTTTCAGTAAGATTCTGTTCGCTTAAAAGAGTCCATTTACCAATTCGATGCGCCTGCCCTTGGCTATAACAACCAATCGCCTTGATGTCCTTTTTAATGATGCCGTACTTGGCGACCGCATCATGATCCTCAACGTATTCATACTCAACATCACCACGGGTGTCATATGACTGCCAAGCCACAACAGCAACGGTGTGACGTGCTTTCTGGGACGTGCCTTGATATTGGAAGATGCCGTCAACAACGTTGCTAGGACTCAGCAGGTATTGCGAGTCAGACGGCTTGTCCTGCAGCAACTGCAACGTTCCAGCGCCGTAATACGCAATCCCACGGAAGATTCCCGTCATTTGTTGAATGACGTTATAAACCTCATCACGGCTGTTGATGAGCATGTTGAGGCTGAAACGCGGCTCTTGACCGCCTTTGCCATCGTCTACAAGACTCGCGCAATACTGGCTAATCGCAAAAAAGTCGTACTTATCAAGCGTTGACTCTGGAACGCCAGCACCGTAACGCTCACTAATCAGCAAGTCGTACAAACACCAGGCTGGATCATTTGTCCATGTTGCAGCCTGAAAGGTTCCGTCCCAGATCCCGGAATAGGTGAGTCTTCCGAGATGCGTTGTTGTATCTACAGTCGCGTTGCTTGGAATCTTGACCTTGATTCCACGAATTAGATATTTACGGGCTGGAATGCTGCTGAACTGGCTAGCGTCAAACCGCAGACCAACCAATGCTGAGTTGGGGTAACGGAACTTGTCGTCAATAATCTCAGTAAAGCTCTGAAAAATTGTTGTACTGGCCCGTTTTTGACTTGTTTCGTCGGCGCTTACACGCACCAGTCGCACATCAACAGGAAAACTGCCAGTTAAGTTGACTAAATAATCTCTTTGATAACGGTTGCTGCTTTTACCGCTAATAGTGTCAGTAATAACGTCGTTATACCCGCCGCTATTGTACTGAATTTGAATTTTAATTTGAACGCTGTTACCAACAATGTCCCCGTCGCTCTCTAATACCTGTAATGCTGGAATCGTCAGCGTGACACGCAAGCGATCGACATCTGTGTCTGTAATGCTGCGAGTTACTGGGGTGTCTTTGACAACCTCAGCGCCAACGCTTGTTTCTCGTTCTGTTGTGTTAAATGGCCCAGGGAGATGAGTCTGGGCTTGCGTTCCAACACGGGTAACAACACTAAAACCCTCAAAATTATTGGTGCCGTCAGCGGCCTGAATTGGTGTGTCATCTAAAAAGATACTTTTGTTGCCATCCTCAAGACCGCCAATTTCACCTTCACTAATTACATCAAGAACGCTGGCGAACTGTGTTGACTGGAGCGTATCATCCGCCTCGGTTGGCGAACTCCTGCCGCCACCGCCTTTACCGCCACCACCACCACCAGCACCAACAACGTATTTGGTCTGGGTCATGCCTGCACCTGATCAACGTCAAGACCGCTGGACAGCACTGCTGATCCAACAAACAATCGCCCGTAAGCGATAGGCAGCGCCATACCCTGGCGCGATGTATTCACCACGTTAGAGAAGGTAAACGACTCCAGCTCCACTGATTCTTCAAGTGAAGCTGGTTCAGGCTGTGGAGAGATTGATTGGGCAATGCCAGTAAGCACCAAGGCAATACCAAGGTTGCCTGCTGCTGCAGCCAGACCGCTAGCCAATGCAAATCCTGGAGCAATTACACCGGCGGCTCCTGAAGCTGCAACACCAGTTGTCGTAAACCCACCTGCCGACAAGGCAAAACCAGCCCCAGGGGCAAGGATTGCAAGAGTAATAAATCCAAGACCGAGGGCGATCGTTCCCGCGCCTCTTCCCGCACCAGCAACAACAGGCGTAATGCTAAAAACCTCCTTTTCGCTCCAAGGCAGCACCAACGGACTCAAGTCATCAGTGACAAGCTGATTGCCGATAGCTACGCGATAGCCAACGCCATCTTGTTCGCTATCAATTAACCACTTATCTAATCCTGGAAAGTTGACACATAACGCTTTTATTGCCTGCGCGGGTGTTGCTACGTCAAACTCAAATTGACACTGGCCTAGCCGCTTGCTAAGTGCGCCGTAGACCTTAACGACTTTCATGCCTCAAGGCGCAAGCAGTGCTCTTGCCATAGTAACTGCTGCCAAGGGTGTAAACATCCCTGCTGGACAGCCTTCCCTGTACGTGATGCAAAATTTGGGAGTCCCCCAGATAGATCGCTGCATGGTTCGGCAACGGTGAAACCAGTTGCATCAACAGCAGATCACCGCGTTGCACCTCTTCAACCGGGATCTTGTGGAAGCCTTCCGCCGCAAAGTTATCCATGTACAAGCTCTCACCACGATCCCAGAACTTGTCACGCCGGTCATAGTCCCGCAGCTCAATGCCGTACTCCTTTGCGTACCAATCACGCACAAGCGTGTAGCAGTCCACCACGCCGAACACAAATTCACGCCCCACATACGGCAACTCAAAGCCCGCTGGCTCGCAGTAGCCCCAGCCCTCAGTGTTGGGATTAACGATGAACCATGGCAGCTCTGACTTTTCACAAGCCACGCGATCAGCTGTTGATGGTGCAGGGTTGGTCTTCGGGTGGCTGTGAACAATAGCGATCACCTCGCCTTGATCTTCTACAACGTTCCAACCGCTAAGAACAAAGTGCTCATCTGGTGTTTCAGCAATGTTCCGGCACGGGAAATACTTGCGCCGTCCTTTAACAACAGCAACCAAGCCGCAGCACTCGCGTGGTGTTTCAGTCTTAGCGTGTTCCAGAATCTCAGCCTTCATGGCTGTCGATAGACGCATCACTGGGTCAGACCCGCTCCAGGGAATGAGCCAAACGGTAGTTCACCATTGTCGCCAAACCGTAGCTTGCAGCTAGCCACTCGTTTTCCGCAAACGTCCTGAGCCAACGTGCTGACCTCGTTGCCGTTTACGTCGTAAAAGTCAGTGCCGGTATAGCTGCACTCACTGCTGCGGTACTTCCACTGGCAAACGTTGGCAATAATCTGACGCCGTGGGATCTTCTGACCAGCCAGGTCAAACTTGCTCGCCAATTCAAACGTCACGCTGTCTCGCGTTTCACTTGCTTTGCGGTCAATGAACCAAATTTCCTGCGGGAACTGAGCATTAGGATCAGCTGCGCTTTCGCCGTCAAGATACTTTTTCAACGTCCTGATTCGACGGACTTCCGCTCCACCAAGGTCATTTCCAGCTGTTGTGGCGTTGACCAGCAACAGCAATGCTGAAATCGTGCTGTTGAGATTGCTAATAGCCAATGTTGGCCGAGGCAGCGTGCCGGTGTTTGTGTACTCAAAACCGTCAGCTTTGATAGGAACACGGCTATAAGTTTGGCTGTTGAAAACAATGTTGCCAGTCACATCGGCATTAGATCCCGCGTGAAAGCGATATACGTCATTGCTGCCATGTAACGCTGACTCCAGCCTTAGTTCAAATAGCTCGATAATTGCACTGGGGTTGATCTTGGCAAGCTCTTCATACGCTGAAGCAATGCCTGTCCATACACAAGTGTTGTCAGTAATGGTGTCGCCAATATCACTCGGCCAGCCCGGTTCTGTAGCCGCTGACGTACCAGCAGTCGTGCACCGAAAGAACAAGCCAGATGCTTGCTCTGTTGTAGCGCGACGAATGTCACCAACAGAAAATGCGGTACTAGCAGCCCAAGCAGCAATAGCCATTACGGTTCAAAGACTTCCCTGAAAGTTGTTTGGATTGTGGCGCGGTTTAGATAAGGAATCGACTTGCTCCACTGCTCACAGACAAATTTAGAGCTACTACCTTCACCGGGTGGTGTGAAATCGAAGCTTGCATTGTCAGCAGCCCGTGCATCCAAAAACGTTTCGATAGTGTCGGAATCAGTTTCAGACACTTCAAACGTTAGGCTGTAAGTCTTGGGGTTTTGATTCAGTCCATACGTCAATCTGGTTTCGTAACCGTCACCAAACTGCACTCTTCGCACCACAGGGGCGCTGCTTTTTTGCACGCCATAGGTCGGTGAAATTGAAGGGAAATTAGCCATTAACGGGTCAACAAGCCTCCAGGTCGTTTTTGCTTTATCAGTTCCTGTTGTACTGCAATGCCAATCGCCTTGCCAAGTTGCGTGGCTTGATTGCCATCACCCTCAACAGAAGAGCCAGAGGCATCAACGTTCACAACGATATTAGAGCCACCCAAGGCGCTGTTTGGCGTAACGCTGCCGGTCCTACCTGGCGTAAACAATTCAGGGCCACGCTCGCCCACGATGAAAGAACGGCCCCCAGTTGCAGTTCCCCCGTCAGCTAGAAAACCGCTAAACAGGTTGCCAAGCAATCCTTTGCCTTTTGACAGTTTGTTTTCCGTGCCGCCAAAGAACAACATGTTCTTAGCGACCATCAACAGATCGTTAGCCAAGTTGTTCAACAAGTTAGACGCCGATTCAGCCAGCGTTTGGGTGCCCATAACAGCGCCCTTGAGTGCATCGACAACGCCGTTAGCAATGGTGTCAGCGATGCCCTGATACCGCTGCGCTAATTGTTTAATGCGCTCTGCTTCCGCTTCTTGCGCTTTTTTGAGGTTCTCTGCATTTTTTTGCTGCTGGTCTGCTATCTCTTCATTTCTTTTTTGCTGAAATTGTTTGACTTCTAGAACAGTAAATTCAGACCTAATAGCCTGAATGCGATCATCAGTTATTTTTTTGCCGACAAGTTCTTCCTGTGCCCTAACGTCTCTAATCCTCTGTTGCAAATCAATCATTCTTGCTTCTTCCTCGTTACGTGCAAAAGCGATAGCCAACCTGTCCCTGTCTGCCTGTAGCGCCTCAAGAGCGTTTTTACGCGCAGTTATGCCTGGGTCTGTTTTGCTTTGGTCGACATCACTTGAATCAGAAGTAGTTTTCGGCTTGGGCTTAGGGGTAAGGGTTACTGGCGGGTCAACTACTCCAACACCTAGAAGCTTTGCTTCAAGCTGCGCGATTCGCAGTTTCGCTCTTTTAATAGGTGCTTGAAAAGCCTCCCTACCTTCGCCTCTGCCTTGAAGTACAAACGATTCAGCACGCGCAAGGTTTGCTCTTTCCGTTGCAAGTGCATTTTCCAGCATCTTTTTAGTGCCGGTCTCTAAAACACTGTTGAAATTTGCTTGCTCCTGTTGAGCTTTAACCAAATCTGCGATAAAAAATGTCGCCGCCCCTGCAACAGCCGCAAACGGCAAAGCAAGCAAAGCAAGCCTCCCAAGTGCTAGGGCCTTGTTAAGCACGCCTTGCGCAGCCGCAGTTAAATAAATCTGCGCCTCAAAAGTTTTGTAGAGTGCTATTTGCGTTCCTATAAAGGCGGCTAACTGCGAGCCCTTAAATACAATTATCGCAGTGTTTACCGCTTTTAACGCTAGTGCTACTCCTCCGATAGCAAGAGCAGCTTGGCCCGCAGGTGCTGGAATCTTGCTAAGCAGGCCAGCCAACTCAGCAAATTTAGTAGTCACTGCTGCCGCTGCAGGTTCTAAACCTTTCCCAAGTGCCTCTGTGAGGTCTGCGGTGTTTTCTGCAAGAAGATCTTGCGCTCCGGCAAAACCCGTGCCCGCCGCTGTTGCCGCGCCTTCATACTGCCCTTTGATCGTTTCTAAAATCAAATTTTGGGCTTCTAACGACTTGCCGGAATCGACAAGTTTTTTGATGGTTTCGGTTTGTGTTTCATTGAAGGTGATGCCGGATCTGCTAAGCGCAGTTAATCCACGCTTTGGATCTTCTAAAGCCTTAGCTAGTTGAACTGTGGCACTTTTTACATCAGTGCCCATCACCTGTGCGATGTCAGCGGCTACCTCAGAGACCTCAGTAAAAGAAGTGACTGCGATTGCGCGGAAAGAGCTTAAGACGTTAAATGCTTGAATGAAATCATCCTGAGAAAACAACGTCGCATCACCTAGCCTGTCTGCAGCAGCTTTCAAAGTATCAAGCTGGTTTGTCCCATCAGTGCCGATTCGCGCCAACTGGGCAGATAAAACTTTTAGCTCAGCCTCCCTGTTGGCAAATGTGTTTAGCGATCGGCTTGCAAGAGTGACCGCCCCGGTTAAAGCAACCATTGGGCCGACAACACTACGAAAACTGATGCCGAATCGTTGAATATTTGCAGTTGCTGTAGCCGTTCTCTTATTAGTCGTCCCGAGTGTTTGGTTGAGCTGAGTGGTTGCTCGGTTTGTGCGCTGTAACGCATTGACCGCATCGCGAGCGTCTACCCTGAGCTTGATATTTGACTCAGCCACAACCGCCTCAGCACTGACTCCATACTACCGCCGGTTCATTTTTGCGCGCTCCATTGCACGCTCTTGTTCCTCACCTTTCATCTCGTAGTAGGCAGCAAAATAGACAAGCTCCGCATCGGTCAGTTCCGTGCGAAGCCTGCTAACAGTCATGCCAAGCTCGCAGGCCAGGAAGAACTCAAAAGAAGTCCACTTGTCCTGCTTTAGTCGTTTTTTGCGTCGTCCAGCCCGGCTTCTTCACCAATGCCGAACAAGAACAGCTCAATGTCGTTCAGGACAGTTTCAGGCAACTTGCGCTGAAGCTTTTCAGCATCAGCAGCCGCGAAAGCCTTGCTGCCATCCTCAAGCTCTGCCATCTGGCAAAGCATCTGGGTGCTGATCACCAACGCCTCTTCAGACCCAGCATGGCTTTGTGCCTTCTTGCGGTCAGCGCGTGTGATCGGTTTGAAGTACAGGTCAACAATCTTGTTGCCTGCTTCATTTTTCAGTTCATACTTGCGGCGCTGGTTGAGATCAAACGCCCCAACCAGCAAGTCAACCGTCCGTTCAGTAGCTGGCATTTAAGCAACACATTTGCCGCTTAAATATAGCCTCCTTACTGCAGGTTGGAAGTGATAGTGCCGCTGGTGATAAAGCTGCAGCTAACAGTCACAAGCTCACCAACCGTGGAACTGATCTCCATATCAGTAATAATCCCAGCAAAGCTGACAGAATCACTGCCTGAACTACTGCCGGTGGTAAACAGCTCAAAGGTTGCGTCTGCAGGGTCTGCAGCAGTGATTACGTCTTCGAGAAATGCAGCTTGACCAGTTGCGTCAGGGTCATAAACCAATTCAACGGTCCCAGAACCGCTGACCATGCTCCCAACAAAAGAACGGAAGGTGCTTCCGTGAGCACTCGTGTCCAAAGTTTCTTTTGTGGTTGTCAGGCTCCAGCTTCGAGTGCCAACAATTGCGGCGTTGCTGCTGCCTGCAGCGTCAAATTGGACTGATCCCGCTTCGCCTCGGATAGTGGCCATGGTCAGAGTTCCTCGATGGATTCAAAGGTCACACGGACCTGTGTTTGAAAATAGCCCTCGGGTGCTGGTGAAGCCAGTGCCTCTGGACCGATTGGTGCGTCGAAGAAAACCCCCGACACGATCACCCTATTGTAAAGGTCCCGGATTCGTTTTCCAATAACGTAATTAGCCCCAGGGCCTACGCCTTTGCTTGAGAATATGTTCAGAACAACCAAGCCGACAATTCGGTTGTAGGCGCTTGAGGTTGATCCTTGGCCAAGATATTCATTTGAGCCAAAGCTTGTAAGGCATTGAACCCACGAACTGTTAGGCGTTGGCTCATAAGGCATGTTGTGAAAGACAACAGGGATGGCCGGACTGCTTGCAAGCTCTGTGGCCAGCCTGCCTTCAATGGTTGCCCTAATGCTGTTTAGATCTGCAGCAGCCATCAGCCTCTCCTAATGATCTTTTGATACTCACCTTGAGCCCACGATTCAAGCTCTTTGCCGATCAACTCAGGGAAGCCAGCAACAGTGCCTTGACGTGTTCTGAACTTGCCTTTCCAAGAGGGCGGCAGGTTGGTGCCATAACAGACAGGTTCGGCATACACAACATTGGTGGTGATCTCTCCCGTGTAACGCTGAATGTTTGTCCGCCATGAATTGCGAAGCTGACCGCCGGTTGGGCGCTCTACCAAAGCTTTTTTAAGCGGAGCCACCTTGCCGTTGACCGTAAAGAAGTTAGGCATCGCATCCAACTCTGCCTGTGAGTAGTTGCTCAAAGAGAAAACAGGTGTGGCTTTTTTCACCCGCCTCGTCCATTCAAGTGTTGTCGCCTTAACTAACTTCTGAATTTGACCGTCCATATAGTCACCGATTTCATCAAGCGGGATCTGTCTTGCCATCGCTATGCCCTCAAAATCAACTCGTAAGTGATCGCAGTGTTCTCCTGCTCCGTTGTCTCAACGCTGATGATCTGATGAACCACAGTGCTGATAACGACTTTGTCCTTTGTGCCAGGGGCCGAATCCAAGTCTTTTGCGGCAACCGTTAGACGCTTGTCGCCGGCCTGGACCAGCTCGTTTGCTTCCTTGTTCACCACATCCTCAAGGATGCCTTTCACCTCGCTGTCGGTATTTGTCTCAGCGATTGTTCCGGCTGATGTGTCATAAGCACCCGCAGCAACAAAGCGGATTGTCACATCACCGCCAAACTTGCTGATGACCTTGTCAGCGACATTGACCAGTGAAGAGGCAATGCCCATCAGAGGTTATAGGCGAGACAGGCACCGCTGGTCAGCGTGATGCTCGTGATGATTCCGCAAATTTCTGTATCTGCAACGAAAGTCTCACTGGCCAGACTGTTGCCGGTTGCGTTCTTGACGGTGATCGCACTGATCACAGTGTCTTCTTTGAAATAGATCTTGCTGAACCTGCCGGTGTGCGCGTTGGTGTCAGAGATGAACTCGAAGCCGCCTGATAGATCCTCGTACATGGTCAGCTCCGTTTGATTGCGATGTTGCCTGGTCCGCTAATTCTAAGGCCCGTCAAGTACCTTTCAAACATTGGCGGCACACGGTCAGCACCGATCGCGCCAGTCTTGTCAGGGGTTACGTCCAGGCTGCCAATCTTGACGTTCTTGAAATCCTCAAGGCCGCCAAGGCTGATGCCATCAACATTGTTTTTCAGGTAGACGGCCATCTCAATCTGGGCACGCTTGACCTGATCTGGAATCTCCGTGTCCGTGAAGTAATCGTCAGAGATGCGAAAAGGGAAGCCAGTCGCATACGTGTTGACATAGGTATCAGGCTTACGAACGCCTGTGCGCGGCCATTGCAGGGCTTGCGTGTCTGTTGCCCGTGCTCCAAGGAATCGTTCACGGTCAAGCCTCTGTGCCGCTGCAGTTAGCGCACGGTTGCGACTGTCATCATTGCCCGTTGTCCACTTGGAGACATCAGAGCTAGAAATCATTGCTTCGACAAAGGTGTCAGCCTCTGACAGCGTCATGTAGCTGTTGGCGTCTGCCCCGCCCGCTGTTGCGTCGATTGTTACTGCCATCGGGCTTCGGAGTAGAAGTCTTTTT